TTGCTAAATCCGCATAATCAAGGCGTTGCTGAAACACTCGATGAGGAACAATCTCCAGCAGATTAAACGCCCCGGCATTGGCGCTTAAGATTTGCTCCTCCTGTTCTGGCTCCCAGCCAATCGCGCTAATTCCGATAAGCATTGATAAACGCCTCCATTTTTGCAAGCATTTCTTCTTTGCCGTACTTATAACTCCCGCAATGATAGTCAATACGGGAGCCATAACTCACTTTGGCTTCAGGAAAGAAACGATCAAGAATTTCCTGCGTTTCAATGGGCTCAGAAAATAAATCGTAAATTCCAGCTTCCTTAATCTCTAAAGTGTCTTCCCATAGATCGTTTAAGTCGTACCATTGATAAGCAGAATTTCCGTTAATTTGATCAACATTATTATTATTTAGCAAATCAAACAAAACGTTCTTTTTAATGCGCTTGTGAAACAATGCAGGAAGACGAATAATTTTTACCACGCTATTTGGAAACATTGATTTCACAAGCAGTTCAAAGATGCGCCTCACGCGCCCATAGTCCAAACTGCCAAAAGAATGTTTATAAATGTCAATGGTGGAATAGAGGATAATTTCCTTTGTTTCCCAGGGGCGAATAGTGGCTGCAATTTCTTGCATGTTGAAGAAATCTTTTGCCGGATCTTGATTGGCCTTCCATTTCTCCGCCGGAAGACACGCTAGATACAACTTATCAATCGTGCCATTTAGTAATGAAGCGCGATACAAATTGCTGGAATTGTACGAATGGTTGAACTGCTGATGTTCCTGGAGAATGCCGCCAATCAGGCCGGTGCTTCCAATCAACACATCCATGACTAAACCGCCACGACAGGCGCTTGCTGACGCAGATACTTTACCTTACATTTGCAATTGGAACGGCACGCACAGCGCTGTCCGGGTAGAGGCAGACTGCCAATTGGCACAACGCCTCGCGCTGCATAGTCCAGGCAGTCTTGGCAATGCTTGGCCTGGCTGTCAAGGATGCGCCGCATCAGGCTATATCCTTGCCGTTCCTGGCGCATGGACGCGCCTTCCCAGTAAGCACCTCGCACACTTTCAGCATACATCCCAATACGAGCAAGAGCCATGGGAGTAGATATGCCCCCAGCCAACAAATCGCGAGCAAAAACCTCCAAATAACGGTATTCAGCACGAAGCCTCTGGCCGATGCGGCCCCATTCAACTGGAGTCATACTATTACGACCACCACTGCCGATCATCGCGGCCTGAGAGTGAGCCAGCTTCAACGCTTCTCTGACGCTTTGTTGCCACTGATCCAGCGTGATATCGCCACGATCAAGCATATTTGTATAACGGCGTAGGAGCCGACCAAGATTAGAAATGCGACCATCGACTAAAGCCTCCACAGCGGCTTGAGAAAGAAAACGTCCATTTGCTCCGCGATAACGCCCGCTAATTGGGTCGTAGTTCCATTCGGCATCAAAGCGAACAATGGAAGCGGAGAATTCCGAAAGCGGATTAAGAGGGTTGGACATCCTCGGCCTCCAGAATGTCCTTAAACCGTTCCGGCGCTTCTTGTTTCCATTGATTCAATGCGGCGTCAATATCTTCTTCCGAAATCAACGAAGCCTCGTCCACATCTCCCAGCACTAGGCCGCTGGTTTTTAATGGGTCAATAGCATCCACTTTGCTGCTGACCATCTTCGCCGGGCCACGGCGCTCTGGATCAGGATCAGCTTTGCGCTTGCGAGCAACAATGGTTTGCCGCTCTTCTTTGCTCATGGCTTGAGCCTTGGCCTTAGGCAGGCACTTTGGCTTGCCCTCTTTTTCTTCACGTCCGCCGCATGGCCCCATGATTTCGCCATTGGCGCCAATCCTCACCCACTCTTCTTTGAACCATTGCTCAAGATCATCGGCATGAATTTCACCTTCGTCTCCTTTGAAAGCACCGCTCAATGAACCGTGCTTCTTCTTAAACATTTGCTTATATTGCTGCACCACATAGCCGCTGGCGTAAGCTGAAGGCCATACTTTGAACTTCGCCTTGGCTGCGCTAACAGCGCGAGAATGCAGCTCCTTGTCAGTAAATTCCACGTCGCCACGCACTTTCTTAAGATCACGGGGCAGGAACAAACCAGCCGAATCTTCCACTTCCCGGCTGCCATCCATCGGCAACGTGCCATTCTCTTCGTTCATTGGATCGCGACCACCAGGCGGTACAGCAAAACCACCCCGTCCTTGAGTGGAACCACCCCCACCTTGAGCAGGAAGTTCGCGAATGACAGTTGGATCGAGCGTAAGCTCCATGCTCCACTCAGAACCGCCGTAACGGGCGTCCGCCACTTCCTTCGGACTCAATACGCCAAGCTGGATGTAGCGGCCATCCACAGCCGCCACACGCGCCCGCACGTCCGCCATTTCCCGTTCGTTCAGCTCAAACAATGGGTTGAAGGAGATGCGCCAAGATTCAGGCAGCTTTCCATTCGTTGGCCCCTCTTTGCTCAGCATGATGTATTCCATCAGCTTCTTAATAGGCCGTTTGAAATGGACGCTCTGATAGTCAGCAAGCGTCTTGGCAAAATCACGCTCCTCACTGCGGCCAGTCGAACCCAGTCCGCTCGGGCTTTCGCCAAACAGCACGGTATGAGGAATTTTGCTGGCGCCAATAATGTCCACGCGCAGTTTCTCCAACACTTCCCCAATGCCGCCAAAATTGCGGCTAATAAATTCAAGCTCTTCTTTTTCTGCATCAATCGCATAACCGCGATAGATGCTCTTGCTCATATCATTCACTTGCAGCCTATCCCTAACAGCGCCTTCCTTTCCGGCTGCCAGCATCGCCGCAAGCCCCTTCACTTTATGCACAAAAATGTCAAACTCAGTGAGCAACGTAGCCGCTGAATTCAAACCCGTCCAATAATGCCGGAAGCTGTCATAAACAGTTTGAAGGCTGCTCATGCCCCAGCCATAATTCCGTTGCCTAATGCGGTAGGGCAGCCAATCCCCATCAAAACGCAAAATCCTATCTCTATGGATGTAGGACAAAGTGGGCTCGTTAATTAAATCGCCAGAAATAATTTGATAGTACGTTGCCTTGGAATAGTCGTATAGATTTTCTTCAGTGATGACTGGTGCAATTTGCCAACGGTCTAAACATTCAATTTCTTCGATGCGACGAATGTTACGTTTATCCACTGGCATATAGGCCGGACGGCCATCATCAATAAACAGCAGCAAACAGGCCCCGCCATAAAGGCGAGAGTTCTTTGCCGCCAAATTTAAATATTCCAGGATATATAAATCTTCAATTACTTGCTCAATGCCTTGCACTTCTTCGGCTCTAACGCCATCTCCGCCAAACAATACCTTGAAGCCTTTCCGAGTGGCTTGGTCAGCATAAATGTCAACAATGCGACGAGGCAACCATTCACCATATAAATTCTCCAGCTCCTCTTGCGCTAGGAAAATTGTAGCCGTGGTCTTGGTGTACTGGCCCTTATCGCGACTAGTGCCCATGCCGATGAGCACGTTTTGCAGGCCGTCAGCACGCAGTCCGCCTTCGGAAGCGTGCCCCAAATCAACCATTTCGTTATCCATTGATTTTCTTAAGGCCATCATGTATTGCTTTCATTCTAAAAGCTGGCTACATTGGCCTGGTTGCTATGGCCAGTATGGCTAGCCCTCTGCAATTTGCCTTCAGCGACGAGCAGCGAAAGGCTGTCTACGCCGAAGCTCACCGCCGTCAAGCCGTCAATTCCGCACTAGGTCTTAAGGGCCGGAATAATGGCCCAACCTCAGGCAGTGAAGCCCTTCGTCTCCATCTCATTGGAGCGGCGGGAGAGATGGCCGTCGCCGCCCTGCTCGATATGGAACACTTTCTCTACCAGGAAACCACGGCCAAACGAGGCTCCGCAGACCTCCCTCCCAATATTGATGTTAAAACTCGCGCTCGCCACTACTATGATTTAGTGGTGCAATTAGACGAAAAGCCTGGGAAAATATTTGTTCTCGTGACCATTGAAAATCGAAAAACTCTCGTGCATGGCTGGATAAAAAGTGAAGATGCCATGAAAGATCAATGGAAAAAAGAGCACGTTAAAGGCCGCCCGGCCTTCTTCGTCCCCAAGCACTATTTACAGCCTCTTTCGTCATTATTGTAATGCTTCGCTGTTCAGACTTCGCCAAACACGCTCTTCATTTAGAGCTTTTCCATAAACAGGCTGAAATTCTTGATGAATTCTTTCAGCCCGGCAAGTCGCATGCAGTGTGGGCTCTCGGGCGACGCTCAGGCAAGACGCTCATGGCAGCCATTGCCTGCATCTATATGTGTTTCGTCCTAGAAGAACAATATCGTCGTAAAGTAAGAAAAGGAGAACGCTGGTACGTTGTAACTGTTGCAAACAGTCAAGATCAGGCTCGTATTGCCCTAAACAACATCCGGCAGCTCATCATCGAAAGTCCCTTCGCTCAGGAGATTGTTCGTGAAACTGCCGACATCATTGAAATTAGTAACCACTGCGTTTTTAAAGCTATACCAACTTCCGGGCGTGCTGCTCGTGGTCTCGCTTGCGCCGGTGCTGTTTTTGATGAACTTGCATTCGCCACAGAAGGCGATGCTAACTCCGGCGGACGTGGCATTTATGACGCTCTTTCTCCTTCTATCGCTCAGTTTGGCGGTCATGGGCGCATCCTAGAACTCTCCTCCCCATGGCTGACTGACGGCATCTTCTATCAGCATTTCAAAGAAGCAGCGTCTGGCCGCTTCCCTTTCATGCAGGCCGTAAACCTCCCAACGTGGGAGATGAACCCTCGCATTTCGCAAGAGTTTCTTGACACAGAGAGGCAGCGCGACCCCGAAAAATTTAAAGTGGAATATGGCGCTCAATTCGCCAGTAATCTTTCCGCTCTTGTTGCTAGTGATGTTGTTGACGCCTGCATTGATGACCGTCGAGCGGCTCTACCACCCAGAGCCCAATTCCAAGGTGCTTATGTCTTGGCCTTGGACCCTGCCCGAGGTGGGGTTGGCCGTGATGATTACACTGCTTGTATTGTTCATTTTGAAAACGGCACGTTAGTCGTTGATAAATTCCATTCCTTTGCTGCTGATTTTGAAATCAATGGAAGAATGGAAGTGAATATCAATGCAGTGGAAGATTGGATAAAAGAACAGCATCGCCTATACGTTTTCGACACGATTGTGATGGACCAGTTCAACAGTGCTGGCACCATTCAAACCTTGGCAGGCGATCTGCCCATCACTGAACTCACTTGGACCGTTAGCTCCAAGATGAAGGCTTTCAGCAAAATGCGAGAGCTGTTCAATGCAGGGCAGATTAATTTATACCGTCACGAAAAGGCCGTCATGCAAATCAAAAATCTTACTGTCACTTACAAGCCCAGTGGGCAATGGACGGTTACTGGCGGCAAGGCCACTGGCATTGACGACTTAGCGTTTGCCATGGCTGGTGCAATCTTGGCCGCATCTAAAGATGATGACATTGGGTGGATCGAAAGTTTAATCTCCTAGTATGATTTTCAAACAATAGTTCTTTATTGGCGTGACTTATTGCAAATTAACTATGCAAGAAACGCAGTTTTTAATTGCGCTCCTTGAAAATGGCACCACTAGCAAGCAAACTTCCTTGCAGCTTTTAGCGGCCGAACATCTTTATATTCCCGTGCTATTGCCCAAGCTTAAGGACTATGCCAAGCGCTTGGGGCAAATTGAAGCGCTGGAGCAATGCCTCGACGAGGAAGGCACGTTTGACGACTATTGCCGGGCCCACCCCGACAGCCAAGAATGCAAGGAATATGACGTGTAGGCAACATGCGTGCTATGCTTTTGGGGCTTTCGCGAAGCACGCTGGCCAGCGTTACAACTAGACAGTGGCAGGCACTGTCTTGCAGACCAATCGAGGCTATGGGCCTACCCATAGTTAAATGTCGTACACAGGCGGATTGAAGCCCCGCCTCGACGCCTCGATGTCTAGCCCTTGTAGCCCAACCGGCAGAGGCAAGCGACTTAAAATCGCTCCAGTGTGGGTTCGACTCCCACCGAGGGTATCGTGCTAAGCTGCATCTACGTTCACCCCACATGGGGCGCATGACACCCACCTACGGAACGGGAGGTGGACCATGGAGAGCGCCATGAACACTCTGTTGCTCGTGAAGCAGCAGCTTGAAAAAGCTGCCCGTCTTCGCAAGGCTCAGTTGGCCTCATTGCACGGCCATCGCTATTGCGTGGCTTAAGCTCATCGGCCCGCTACGGCGGGCCTTTTTATTTGCCTTCTCTTTTGTGGATGTAAGCCTTAAGCTCTCTTAAATAGTTCCTCAACATTGCAGCCTGTTGCAAATGCCAAGGGTCACGATATTGGAAATACAGGCCCATGTGATTATCAATGGCCTTCAAAATATTATGAATGGGCGCGTTCCATGGCTCCCTGATCGGCGTGTTAAACGTCCGACGCTCGTCCATGGCCCAGGCCAAAATAGTTTTGTATACAATCTAACGCCACTGGCATAAAATTATTAACTTCCACGCATGCATTGAAATATCTTTTGTCCACGCTTCCATCATCATGCCGAATTAAATGGCAATGCAAATGGCCATGCACATTACCAATGTATCGTCCAGTTAAATTAGCGGGATGCACTGGAATGTGCGTATAAATTAAGCCATCACGAAAGAATGCCCCTCGGATGTCATGGAAATATTTTGCATAATCTTGAAACTTAAAAATATCATGATTCCCGCGAACTAGCACTTTACTACCGTTTAGACGGTCTAAAACATGCAAGCCAGATCGTGGGATGGCCACGTCTCCCAACACGTACACTCTATCCTTCGCGTGGACAATATTGTTCCAACGCTCTACGAGCGTTTCATGCATTTCTTCCAATGAGACAAAAGGACGCAGCCGTTCTCCGTCTGGACGCATAAATTCCAGAATCTTGGCATGGCCAAAGTGCGTATCGCTTGTGACGAAGGCGCTCATTAGAAACAATTAATAATGGAAAGGCCGGGAATTGCACCCGGCTCTTCTAGGTTATTTGCCTAGCGCTGTCTTAGCTTCCCAAGCCAGGAAAGGCGCTCCACTACCAACGGTGGACCTCAGAACTGGCATGGCTCAATATTAACAGTGTTTCACCGCCCGTAAGAAGGCAGATCATTGTTTGCTGCCTCAAAGAACGCCGGCATCCGACTGCGAGCCGTGTCGTTCAGTTCCTCAGCCCTGCCCTTCTCAAACAAATTGTCACTTTGACGCAACCAAAAGTCTTTGTCCAACCATTTGTTGCTATGGGCACCAAGCTGATCAAAGGCCCACAATGCAGTGGCCCGGCGCAGTTTGTTCAGGCTCTGCCCAGCAGTTTCGCCAAGCTCCCGAGCAATCAGACTATGCACGCCAACGTGCGTAATCTCATCCCGACTAATATCAGCAGCCACAGTACGAATGCCAATATCGCCGTTGAAACGGAAAAATGGCAAAACGACAAAGAAAATGCTGCGCTCCAAAATGGCAGCTTTCAAAATGGGATGGGCAGGATGCTCTTGCCATGCTTTCAGGATGTTCAGGGCTTCTTTCTCAGCTTTTTCATTCGTGCCATGGGCAGCCGTCACATAGTTCAGCGCCTCATCATGACGCTGCTCATCCTGCTGGTTATGACGCAGCGCCTCAACAATGCCAGGCGTAGAAGGAAGCTCTTTCTGCAGCCCCTGCTCCAGAAAGTCCTTCACAGGCAGTTCCAAATGGCGCAACGCAAGAAGCGAGAAAATCGTATCCTCGCCGCCTTCTTGCAACTTGCCTTTGCTCACAGGCACGGCCTGCCAAGGCCGTTTCTTGGCAATCATGGAAAGATAGGGGCCTTCATTTTCAACGGAAAGATCGGGGCTCTTGGTCTCGGCAATCATTGTCGTACTATTATGCGATGGTGTGAGGAGCAGAAAGGGGGCGCAAGCCCCCTTTTTCTTTGTTATTCAGCGCATGCAGCGCAGAATCCAGCCTCTAAAGAACAAGATGCAGAAGAGCTATCAGCTTCAGACTCATCGTCTAAGCCAAACATGCTCTTAAAATCGTCGTCCAATGCAGCATATGCATCATCCTTCCGTTGAGTGTCCGGAAGAACTTGCAGGCTGTAATAGAGGCTTGTCTGAGGAGATTCTAGCCAATCCTTCAGGAAGGCTTCGTCATAAACAACCACATCGCTCCACGAATTGAACGAATAGCCATGGAGCAATCCGCTCGCTTGATACATGCGAATAAGCTCGTCTGTAACAAGCTTGTAAGCGTCCCAGCCCACCTCTGCTGCAGTCTCCACGGGACCATAATCAAAGCTTTCCACGCCAAACGTGCCACTGTCCCTATCTACTTCCCGAGCAATGGGAGGGGCAATCTCGGGCGTGGTTGTAAAGCCACGAAGATCCTGATAGCGATAGGAACACGATGCAGTGGGAGCAATGGCAAAGGCACGGTCCATTCCAGCCTCACGCGCAATGTCAGCCGCAGCATGAATGCCTTGGTGAATGGCAAACACAGCATTTCCCACTGGTTTGTCCATCACTTCATACCAATCTTCTGGATCTTCCTGATTAAACGCCTTTAGCGCTTTGCCAAATTCGGCATAGCTAATTTCATGAATGCTCAAGAAATTAGCCAGACCTAACAGGCCAAGCCCCACTTGCTTGTCAACAATGGGAGGAAGATATTCACCAGTGTCGCCAACGCCTGTTTGAGCATGAAGCTCGCACAATTGCGTCATGCCTTCAATAAAAGCCCCTTTAATTTCATCAATGCTGCATGCGCCAAGATTAATGTGCTGCAATAAGCAAGTGCCACGATGCGGAAGATAAACTTCCAGGCAGACATTCGCTCTGATGCGCTCGCCTTTGTCGTTGTAGCGAATTTTATTGAGCCAGAGGTCGCCAGCAGAGATGGCACGAAGAGCGGCATTAATCAGCTCAGGCGAAGCCTTGTCCAGAAACTGCTCGTCCACATTAAGGCAACGCTTCGTCCAGGGCAGGTCCTGTCTGGAAACATTGACAAATTCCATGGCGTCAGGGTGGGTGTAGTCCAAATGCAGGACCACAGCTCCATTTTTGTATAAACCACCACGCCTCAGAATTTCATTGAGCGTCGAATAGATTTTGCCGAAGCTAATAGGCCCGCTAGCAACCAAGCCCTTGCCATTTTCTTCGCCCCTGGGGCGAAGCTCAGAAAGATGCACCGCCACTCCTGCACCATTACGCAGGCCATGGCTAACAAAGCGCCAAGACGCTTCAATGCCGTCTTCTCCTTCCATTGAATCTTGCACGTTAAAGACCGTGCAGCTAACCGGCAGCCGTCCATTCGGGCTTTCCATCCAGCTTTGCACCCTACCAGTGCGGGCAATTTTGTCAACCATTGGTTCCAGAGACAAGAAAGGGCCTTACGGCCCCAAAACTTACAACAGGCAGGCTAGCCAATTTTCCCCATGCAGGAATGGAAAACTTCCTTTAATCGCATAGCCCCTCCGGGTCTTCCACTGCCAGCAGATCATTGAAAAATAATTTCGCCTCATTGGACGTGCGGAAATAAAGAGGCTTACCATCTACTGCTGCAAACCATTGAAATTCTGGCCTACTAAAACAAGGCCAAAGTTTATAGGGGCCAATGTTAAATGGTTGACGTTCTGGCAGGCCCCACATAATTAATTAGCGGCGATCATTTCAGGCTAGTCACTATCAACAATTTGACTGGTAGTTTTTAATACATTCTTCTTCATTGCCTGACAAAACAGAAGACATCCTTAAGAAACGGGCAATTTTTCCATGGTTTTCGGGGCCTTTTAGGCCCCTTTCTAGTGGTAGCAAGGGAAGTGAGCCTCTTGACAAAGCTTGACAGAGCATTTACGATATGCGTAAGCGCAGCAGCGTCTAAATTTTGCCCCTCCAGAGCAATTAGACGCTCCTCGCTAGCCTCTCCCGAGCACCTTCCCCTCCAACGAAGCGCCTAAAGCGCGGAGTGACGGGCTAAAAAGGCTAGACAAGCCACGGTGCTCTTGACAATGCGGAGTCCCCAAAGGACGGAGCTACTGACGAGTGGCGAAATACAAAAAGGCTGGACCAGCTCCTAAGTAATGGTCTTGGGAAACTATGCTCAGCAGCCAGAACGGGCTGTTTTTTTAAGAAAAAGCAATATTGTCTAGAACAGCGGCCCTTTGTGGGCCGCTTTAAGCAATAGACGATGCAAAGGGAAATGCGCGAATTTAGAAAATGCCAGCTTCCTAGTGCATCATTACGGCGCTTTAGGCGCCTCCATTAGAGGAGAAGGAGGAGAACGCTTCAAGCTGCGCCCTTCGGGCTTGCTTTCAGCGTGTGCCAACTAGGTTTTTGCTAGTTAAGATTTGTGACAATTGCTTGCCTCGCATGGAAGCCCAGCAAAAACAATGTACTAAATGCGGAATTGTCAAAAAGTTTGACAGTTTTTCAAGAAACAACTATCACAAAGATGGATTGCAGTCCTATTGCAAACAATGTGGGCACGCAATGAAAGAAAAATACTCCAAAAATAATCCGATAATGGTGCAAACCAATGGCATGCTTAACGATGCCCGTAAAAGAGCCAAGACTAAAAATATTCCTTTTGACATTGACATTAATTATGTGCGCTCTCTGGTTGTTCCTTATTGTCCAGTGTTTTCAACTATGCCTCTTGAATGGTCTTCTCGACGCAGCAGTAAAACTGGTCCCCTTCCCAATAGCCCCTCCCTAGATCGCATTGATCCAACCAAAGGCTACGTAAAAGGAAATGTATGGATAATTAGTAGCAAAGCAAATACTTTCAAAAGCTACGCTACGCACGAAGAATTAAAAATTCTCGCTGAAGCCGTGGGACGCGCTATTGTCGATTCTCTTGATTGGTAGGTAATTGTACTTATTGCTGGCCATTTTCGATCATTTTTGGTTGCACATTTGACGAGGTATGCCGCGCCCCCAAAACCGTAGGGAGGCTTTCTACTGCTCCCTACACTGGCGTCTCGCCCGTGTCTGTTCACGGTGAACAGTTGTAACGTATTGAAACAATCCCGACCTGGCAGGTCGGTGTTTCTCTGATGTGGCGATGCTCCCCATTTTCAGCCTCCCATTGCACCGCAGCTCGAAATGGCCCCCTAGAAGCCC